CAATGAATGGTAAGACTAAAGACAATTTACCTAAAGGTTGTACAATCAGTTATAAAAAATCAGGAGAAGATAAATTATCATATTTATATCCTAAATTACTTTTATCATATGATGAATCTATGGAATGGATACAAGAACATATTAAAACAGGAATTGATGTTCAAGAAATCAAATGGTGGAAAATTACAAGATATGAAATTGATCTTGTATTAAGAGATAAAGAATGGTGGTTAGGTGTTGTTCCTAAAGTAATGTCATTTTATGATCATTATGTTTATTATAAAGATAATATAGATGAATTAAAAGAAAAAGTAAAACAAACTAATACATCAAAAGAAATTGTCATAAATGTGCCAGATTTTATCTTATGTGGAACATCTGATGAAGAAGAAGAAAAAAATAATAATAATAATAATAATAATAATAATAATAATAAATATGTTAATACTGATTTACCAGAATTTGCTCTATAGAATTTATTTTAAAATACGATATCTTTATCACTATCACTATTGATATATTGTTCTACTGATGTATAACCGCTTTTCATTAGAATATTTTTAATCATATCAATACGTTTAAGTGCCTTAGTATGATTCATTTTTTCTTTCATATTAAGATCATCATAAATTTTATCTTCTAGACGATTAATAACACTTTCTCTATAATCACGTTTATCTTTCTTAATAGATTTAATTTTTTTCTTTTCATCATATTTATTACGAATTTCTTTATATTTGATTCCAGATTTAATACGTCCGATATGACAGAATTTAGCATATGCTGATTTAATATTTTGAGATTCTGTAGAGTTCATTTCAGAATAATACTTATCAACTTTTTCGTTAAAATCTTCAGGTGTCATATCTCTTTTATAAAACTCTTCAAACTTTGACCTAAGGATTTGATATTGAGTTCTTTCATTATAGACAATATTTTTCTTTTTCTTATCAAAACCATTATTGTTTTTCATAGAAGTATGATATTTTTCTTGTTGATTTTCAGAGTATTTCTTCCATTGTCTGCTAGGATAAAGAGTAATTTCAGGAGATCCTTTAACAATATTTTTATTGTGATTTTTCATATGATTTTTCTTTTTGTATCCACGGAGAATCGTATTAGTTTGTTGAGGAGTTGCGTGAATCGTAACCATTTGTATTTATATTTGTTTTACTTTTAAATGTTTGAATCAAATTTTTTTACATATTTTAATTCAAATTTAAATATAATTAAAAACATATATGTTTTCACCAATTGATGATTTATTTCAACCATTAATTCAAATTATCTTTATTATTTTTATTTTATATTTCATAATCAATATTAAAAAATACAATAATGATAAAAAAAATATAAAAGAATATTTATTTTATATGATTTTAGGTGCAGGTATATATCACTATTTTATTCTACCAATTATTTTCATACATGAATTTAAAGGATATGAAGGATATGATTATCGTACTTTATTTCAAAATGAAAATGAAGAACCAAAATATAAAAATATTTTATTCAGATCAGATAAATATTCACCATTAGAGGCGATTCATTTATTAATAAATAAAATAAAAACTTATGAAAATAAAAATACAGAAGAAATATTAAGTGACAGCTTACAGTTAAATGATAAAAATCGTATTAAAATTTTATCACAAAAAATAAATGAAGTTTAAAATATAATAAGAAAAACATGGAATGAAAAAGATAAACTGAGAAAAAATAAATAAAGTTAATAAATTTGATTTATACTTAAAGAGATATTATAAATAATTATTGATACTTAAGTATGGAATCATTGAGAATTTCAACTATGACTGCTTGTGCTAATATTTCCTCTAATATTCATTTAGGAAATTTATACAAACAAACACATTTATCAGATTTTATTAAATATGTTGAACATGGTGATAATAATTATAAAGGATGGGCAAAAAAGAATACAAAGAAAAAACGTAAAGAAAAATCTAAAAGAACATTCTTTAATCAAGTAACTATTCACTGCTTTTATGATGATAAAATTATTAATATTAAATTCTTTAATAATGGACAAATACAAATTACTGGATTAAAATATGAAGAACAAGGTAAAAATATGTATGATAAATTACTAAATCTATTTAAGAATTATGAAGAAACATTTGATGGTGATTTAAATATTATGAATTATAGAATTGTTCTTATTAATAGTGATTTCTCATTAGAAAAGGAAATAAATCGTGATAATCTACAAGATAAACTTGCTGAAAATAATTATTATTCTACATTCGAACCATGTGGATATCCCGGAGTAAATATAAAATATTATTTTAATACTAATAATACAGATGGTATTTGTAGATGTAAATCAATATGTAAAGGAAAAGGTAATGGTGATGGTGATGGTGATTGTAAAAGAGTAACAGTAGCAGTATTTAATAAGGGTAATGTTATTGTGACAGGTGCTAAAAATCGTGATCAGTTACACGTTTGTAAAGATTTTATTACTCATTTTATTAATAATAAAATATAATAGTATTATATATATGTGTATACTTTATTTAGTAGCATTTTTAATTATTTTTTTGCTATTATGGAAATTATGTAATCGTAATAAATATAAAAATAAAAAAGTTGAAAATTTTGAAGAAAATACTGAAACATTTGATGAACCTAAACATATGTTCTATAAAGCATTAAGTGATGTAAAACGAACTGATAAAATTATATTAGAAAATGTAGTATCCAAATGTTATTTAGATAAAGATACAATTGAACCAGAATTAAATAATAAGGTTAATGATATATTAAAAGAAACTATATCACATTTAAATAATATAATAAAAGATGGAGAATATTTTATAAAAAAATTAGAAGGTTTATATATTATTAAAGATAATAAAGGTAATTTCAGATTAATAATTAATTCATTTATTTATGATGTAAAAAATTATTATCAAGTTAAATTTATTATGGATGTTGTTTTCATGAAAGGAGAATATTATATTAATTATATGAATATTGATGAAAGAGCAACAAATAATATAATAAATAAATATGATGTAAGAAATGTTAATAATAATACATTAGGTGTATTATTAAGTTATGATATGGTTAATGACGATTTAGAAGATACATTAAATCAACACTATAGAAAAAATAATAATATAGTAGATTTTACAAATATAAATAAAAATGAATACAATTTTGTTAAAATAAGTGATTTAGATAAATATTATTTACCTGAAAATGTTCCTAATTTATTTGCACCTACTTTTTGTGATGAAGATACTAATAAATGGGATCAAAACGGTGTTCCTGAACAAAATAAAAATCTACCTGAAACTTGTATATCAAATAACAATTCTATTACAAAAATATTAAATCAACCATATGATGCTCCAGGTGTTTTATACAGTGATAAAACGAGTGAATATTCATGGATGTTCAATATTTTCTCAAATCCAGGTACTATAACAAGAAATTTGGTATAATTATTCATCTTTATCTTTTTGTTTATCTTTTTGTTTATCTTTTAAATTTTTATGTTTTTTACGTTTCTTATTATTTATTATATATACAATAATGTATGTTAATATACAAGATATTATCATAAATCCAAATAATAATTGAATGTGTAATATATCAATTTCATCTGTCCCCAGTTGTATTCCTGATCCAGGACCCGATCCTTTCCCTGTATTTCGTTTTGTCGTACTATCACATTTATTATTCATCATAATATAGTGAATACTACAATCATTCTTATCATATTTGTGTCCGTGCATTAAATTATTGAAAAATCCTTTTTTATGTTCAGGTTTGTGATGTGTCCCATTGGATGATTTTCTTAACTTATCCATAAATGCATTCACAGCAGAATTAACTTTATCTTTATTACTACAAGGATCACCAGCATTTCCATCAAAAGGTCGTCCACATAAATAATTTTCAACTTTACTTTTAATTATTTCTATATTTTTTATATCTCCTTTATATATATCAATCATCTTTTCAGCATAAATTATATCATATATAAACCAATATAATTCATATACAAAGAATATTACTATAAAAATCCATATCAATTTTTTAATTTTCTCTGTAATATTGCTTATTTGAGTACATCCTTCAGGTTTGTCTCCATCTTTAACTAATACTGATATAGGGTCAAAATTTTTATTTGTTATTTGATACATTGTTAAAGGTTTAAATGGTCCAAAATTTTTTTCATCATTTCCAAAAGGAAATATCATTTCTCTTTCAGATGGGTCTGGAGGTCTAACCGCGTCGCCTAATTCTCCTACTGGATACTTCATATCAGGTCTTTCACTGGCATAATTTATTGATTTTTTAGCTTCTTCTCTAAATTGGCATGGTTGAGATGGATTCGCACAGCAAGCAAGATATTTATAAGGTGCTGTCCCTCTACCAAACCCATTATCTATTGTAGGTGATAAACCTCCAATCGATGTATTAGATATTAAATAGTTTTGTGGAGCATCTGGACAAAATAATTTATTATAACATAATATATGTGTTTCATCATCATTTCCTTCATCGAGATCAAATTTGGCTTTATCATCATAAGATAAAGATTTACTCGACCATAGTGAATAATCAGTTGCGAATTCTGTTTCACAACCCTGTAATCCTGTAGGAGATCCACCCGCAAATCTATCCTCACAAGTACCATATTTAAGATCATTCCAATTAACTCCTGGTTCATCGCAATTAAAAATACCTGGGAAGGCCTTATCAATCATTGTTTTAAATGGTTTAAATTCAGGTATAAGTTTAATGGATGGAATTGCAATCCTAGGAGTCCAATCTCCACCTTCATACAAAACTCTTTCATCTGTGGATTTTTCATCAAATCCTATTTTTTTCACTTTACATATAAGTTTATTAAATTGTTTCCAGTATTTTTTAATAACAGGTAACAATATTGCATATATAACAAATAATACTGCTAATAATAAATATGTATATGGATTTAATAATAGCATAAAAATTACACGAATAATTAATCTTATTAATGTTTTTATTATAAATTTTAATACTTTTATTATATAATGAATAATTGTATTACCATGTAACATACATCTATCTGATTCATATGATAATTCAGAAACTATATAATATGAATCAACTATATTAGACCCTTTACCATTTTTAAGAATGTTTGTATATCTTTCAAAATCTATTTCTCCGCCAAAATCTTCTGGACCAGCAGGCATATATTATATAATTATATTTTTATTAACACAATAATCTAACCAATCACAAGGTGGATGTTCTAAATCATAATATTCATACATACATTTAATATGAAATGTATCTTCTTCTTTTATTTTTATATTTAAATAACGATAATAATATTCTAATACCTCATGAACTTGTTCATTACCTTTCATATATTTTATCATTATTTTTTTACCTATATCTAATAAATATAATATAGATCTCCATTTGTAATTTAAACAAAATATAAAATAAATATATTCTGAATATAATCTATAATATTTTTTAGGTAATATATTTTTATTATGTATATTACACATCCCATAATTTAATAATACTGGTTTATTTTTACAACTCAAACCTTGTTTAGTCTTACATACACACTTAAGACATTTATATCCTTGATGTAACATCGCTTTAATATTTTCTTGATGATCTTGTTTAAATGGTTTCTCACAGCAAGTATTATTTCTTCTACATAAGGGACAAGATATATAAAAATTATAATTAAGATAAACTAACTTTTTAAAACAATTAAAATGAAATTTATGACCACAACTTAATGTTTTACAAGTATGTTCTGGTTTAATATCTTCTAAACAGATAGAACAAGTATCCATTCTTCATTAATATAGTTGACATATGCTTAAATAAATTTGATTTAAAAATATGATGATAATAATAAAACAAATATGCTTCGCAACTTTCTTCGCCAATCACGACCATGGACAAAGAATGTATCTCCCACGTTAGGGAGATGGAATCGTGGAGATAATATTGATAGAAAAGTTGATCTTGCTAATATAGACAATTGCGGTGATCGGGTCTGTGGAGATCTTCTACCAGATGTTAAACCATATATTGAAGTGTTTGATAAACGATGGACTAAAGAAATATCTCCTAAAGAATTTAATGAACAATTATCTAAGATTAAAAATAATAATTATGAAAATATTGATTCACATAATAATACTCTTTATCATCCATCACTGAAAACAAATTACAATTATTCAATTCAAATGATTGTAGATGACTATAATAAACGATGGAATGCGAAATTGACTGTAGAAGAATATCTTAAAAATTTTACCAGAAAACATCGCGGTGCTTGTTAGAATATTTATTCTTTATAAATTTGATTTGATATTATATTTTTTTATATCTTAATGGAGAATCAACCTACTCAACAACCTACTCAAATAAAAATATCCAATCGTCTTCTATATATAACACACTTCGTTGCTCTATTTACAGGATCTGTAATTATGTATTTATGTCAGACATATATTCCATTTTAGACCACTCTTATCCTTCTATTTTAAAATGTCTTTTATCCTTCTATTTTAAAATGTCTTTGACAAGTATTAAAACCTATCTTACATTGTTTTCCACACATCTCACCTTTATTTTTTCCTGTTTTTAAAATAGTTTGACACATTATCATCTCAAGTGGTTCATCCGGAACAATATGGATAAATGGATTAATTTTTTTTATCCCATTTACGACTGGTAATTTTATATTGGGTGTTGCAC